GAGGAGCGTAATGGTTTACCCTACCTCAGTAGGTCGGCAATGGTCGACTACCTGGTGCAGAAGATGGATGTGAGCGAGGCTTCGGCCAAGGTCTACATCAAGCCAAGCGCCACCGGAAAACCCATTGCAGACCTGCTGGTGGCCGAGATCATCGAGGCCTTCGAGCACGGCTGGCTGGTGGTCAACGATGCGCACGCCAGCTCCATGCTGATCCGAAAGTCGGAGCGCTGAGATGAGTTATCCACAGACTTATCCACAGGTCCAGGAAGGGAACAAGGTAACGGAACGGAAAAAAACGATATGAGTTACCTGGGGCATGGCAAGGTAAAACGGTAACAGGTAACTACCCCCTTTCTATAGAAGGGGTCGTTACGCTGTTACGTTACCGCTGCGGCTCGATTTCAGGGTGATTGACTTATCCACATAAACCCTTTAGAGTTTAGAGACAAAGGGTTTAGAAGGAGAACGTGATGGGCAAGATGTACGCAGGAAACCTGCCGCAGGCAGATGAAGGATGGAACCAGATCGGAAAGTGCTGGGATAGCGATGAGGTCGAGTGGCTGGTGTTCAGCCGGCCGCAAGACCACACTCCAGAGTGGATGACCATCAAGATCGTGGCCAATGGTCGAGCCAGACACAAAGCCAACTACTGGCTGGTGAAGAACATCGAGACCGGCCAGATCGGATTTGCAAGGGACTACGTTCACATGCGCGATGGCAGGCCAGAACTTCACGCACAGATCGAGGCGATTTTCAAGAAAGTAGGAAAACAATGAACCATGCATTCCAATACAAATGGACTCTTGTAGATGCAAAATTCACAAAAGATAAAGGCAAGGTTTTTTCATGTTTTGCTTGTGGCGGCGGCTCAACAATGGGATACAAGTTGGCTGGGTTTGATGTGCTTGGGTGCAATGAGATAGACCCAAAAATGATGGCAGCTTACAAAGCCAACCATAACCCAAAATATGCCTATCTTGAACCAATACAGACATTCAAACTGCGTGATGATCTTCCACAAGAACTGTATGACTTAGACATTTTGGATGGATCACCACCATGCTCTAGTTTTTCAACGGCTGGAAGCAGAGAAGCTGATTGGGGAAAAGAGAAGAAGTTTAGAGAGGGCCAGGCAGAGCAGGTATTAGACACACTCTTTTTTGACTTTATAGACCTTGCAAAAAAACTTCAACCCAAAATTGTTGTTGCTGAAAATGTAAAAGGGTTACTTCTTGGAGAGGCTAAAAGTTATGTATTACGCATTTTGAATGCATTTGATGAGGCTGGCTACTATGTCAATTATTGGCTATTAGATGCCTCCACTATGGGTGTTCCTCAGAGGCGTGAGAGGGTCTTTTTCCTGGCAATACGTAAAGACTTGGCACAGCCATTCCTTGAGCAATTGGATATGTTTACCATTGCTCCAGCAATCAATCTCAAATTTAATGAGCCAGAAATTACATACAAAGAAATTCGTCAAGAAAATGGCAATGAAAGTGCAATAGGTCTTGGAAAAATGATAAGTCATTATTGGAAACTTACAACTCCTGGAAATTCATTTGCAGAAAATCATCCAAAAGGAAGTTATTTTAATGAAATAAAAACACATCCTGACAAAGTGTTGCCAACAATAAGAGCATCTGGTCTTCCTTATGATTATGAAATTGAAAGAACTTTATTTGATGATGAAGTAAAAATGGCAGGAACATTTCCTCAAGATTATGATTTTCAAGGAAATAAACCTGAGTATTTGATTGGAATGAGTGTTCCACCAGTTATGACTGCACAAATAGCAAAAAGGATTTATGAAAATTGGCTTTCTAAATTGAAAGAAAATTAAATGGAAAAAGAACTGCCAGACTTCAGCACATGGCAACATGAAAGCCTTGTGCACTTTTGCAAGGATTGCTATGCAGCGTTGTTGATGGAGCAAGAAGCCAACAGACAGTTAAGACTAGACTTCAAAGATGCAATGCAAGTGGTAAGAATCCAACTTTTGAAGGACAATGCAGCATGACCACGAAACCCCACAAACCAAAGGCCGCGGCAAAGCCAAGGCCAAGCAAGTACGAGAACAAGGCCGACATCTGCGCCTTGGTGCTCTCCGGCATGCGTGGCGGTCTGAGTGCCTTCAAGGCCTGCGAAGCAGCTGGCGTGCCGCAGAGCACGTTCAATCTCTGGTTGAATCTTGACCCTGAGCTGGCTGCAGAGTACGCGCGCGCGCGTGAGGACTTGATCGAGCGCATTGCCAACGAGACGATGGCCATCGCTGACCAGGCCTTCACCGAGATCGAGGAGCAGACCTTGGACGCCAAGGGCAAGCCTGTGGTGGTGAAAAAGAAGGTGCCGGTGGACGTGCAGCGCGCCAGGCTCCAGGTCGACACCCGCAAGTGGCTGCTGTCCAAGCTGGCCCCGAAGAAGTACGGCGACAAGCTGGAGCTGACTGGCGACCCTGATCGGCCGCTGGCTATCCAGAAGATCGAGCGCGTGGTGGTCGGGAAGTGACGACGCTGCGCATCGATACCCCACAATGGGCGCTGCCGCTGCTGGAGCCGGCGCGCTACAAGGCAGCCTTCGGCGGCCGCGGCTCCGGCAAGTCGCACACCTTTGCCGAGATGTTGATCGAGGCCCACATCATGGACCCGACCAGCCGGTCGGTCTGCGTGCGCGAGGTCCAGAAGTCCCTGGCGCAGTCGGTCAAGCGCCTGCTGGAGCTGAAGATCGAGGCCATGAACGCTGGTGCCTACTTCGAGGTCCAGGAGGCCGTGATCAAGTCCAAGAAGGGAGACGGCCTGATCATCTTCCAGGGCATGCAGAACCACACGGCCGACTCGATCAAGTCGCTGGAGGGCTACGACCGTGCCTGGGTAGAGGAGGCGCAGAGCCTCTCCCAGCGCAGCCTGGACCTGCTGCGGCCAACCATCCGCAAGCCAGGCTCTGAGCTGTGGTTCACTTGGAACCCGAGCCAATCCAGCGACCCGGTCGACCAGCTCCTGCGTGGCGACAAGCCACCACCTGACGCGGTGGTGCTGGAGGTCAACTTCGACGATAACCCCTGGTTCCCGGACGTGCTGCGCGCCGAGATGGAGTACGACAAGGCGCGCGACCCTGACAAGTATGCTCACGTCTGGCGTGGCGGCTACCTGCAGAACAGCAGCGCGCGCGTCTTCCGCAACTGGCGCATCGAGGAGTTCGAGGCACCGAAGGACGCCATCCACCGGCTCGGCGCCGACTGGGGCTTTGCCACCGACCCGACCGTCCTGGTGCGCTGCCACATCGTCGGCCGCACGCTGTACATCGACCACGAGGCCTACATGGTGGGCTGCGAGATCATGAACACGCCAGAGCTGTTCATGACCGTGCCAGAGGCCGAGAAGTGGCCACTGGTGGCCGACAGCTCCAGGCCCGAGACCATCAGCCACATGCGCAAGAACGGATTCCCGAAGATCATGCCGGCCGTCAAGGGCAAGGACTCAGTGGTCGAGGGCGTCGAGTGGCTGAAGTCCTACGACATCGTGGTGCACCCACGCTGCACGCACACCATCGACGAGCTGACGTTCTACAGCTACAAGACAGACCCGCTGACCGGCAAAGTGCTGCCGGTGCTGCAGGACAAGCAAAACCACGTCATCGACGCACTGCGCTATGCATGCGAAGGCGTCAGGCGTGCCGCGGTGGTCAGCAGGCAGGTGGACTTCACACCATTGCCCGTGACCAGCAAATGGTAGAAAATACTTGCAAATAGGGGCGATATATGGCACGCATGTCAAAAGAGCAGTATCTGAACAATCTCCACTCCGATGCATTGAATCAGTTCAATGACATCCAGACTGCTCTGCGCGACGAGCGCTTGCAGTGCCTGCAGGACCGGCGCTTCTACAGCCTGGCCGGCAGCCAGTGGGAAGGGCCACTCTGGGATGTCTACGAGAACAAGCCCAGGTTCGAGGTGAACAAGGTCCACCTGGCCGTCATCCGCATCATCAACGAGTATCGCAACAACCGCATCACGGTCGACTACGTCAGCAAGGACGGCAGCGAGAACGACAAGCTGGCCGAGACCTGCGATGGCCTGTACCGTGCCGACGAGCAGGACTCGGTGGCCGACGAGGCCTACGACAACG